AGTACACACTTAAGGTCGAATATGATGGGTGCAACACAGAAAAAGAGCCTGGTGGCAAATTAAGTCTAGTAGCTTGTGAAGCCGTTGAGAGTGGTGTTGATGTCGTATTAGCAGCCGTAACACCCACATATAGTAATGTAGTCGTCGGAGACAGCGCCACCACCTGTAATTGTGTGGTAGACGGCAAATACCCAGCATAAAAAACAAATGGACCAGCCATGAAGGTGTATTGCTGCGCTTCCTCAATATCTATCCCTATGCTTCCATACGTCAACTGAACAGGGGTAGCATTGTTAATAGCCCTAAAGAACAACTGTGGGATCGATGTCACTAGCTTGCTATACAGCGACACATGCGTAGCATCCGTTGTCGGGTCCACTGTCTGCGGCTGCATCTTCAAAACTCGGTGCGTCCCCTGAAACTCAGGGTCTCCCGTCAACGCCGAATGATTGTTGTTGAAAACCGCATTAATCGCCTGAAAGTTGGCCCTAATCTGCGCCTGCGACTGAAGCGTTGTATCTGTTCCAATAGGTATTGCAGGATTGAATGCCAGAAAAACCCCCTATGCACTGCTCCCAGAGTAAGCAGAACCAAAAAAATACCCCGCACGCGGTCTCTCAGGCTGACTAAACAGGGTAGCGGCACGCTGTGTGCTCAACTGCCTTAAAGTCCTTCTCTGCGCTGTCTGAAGCTGCTCTTGCCATATCGGCATGAGATAAGCCATCCCCTCGTCATCTGGGAAGTCGGTGTAGATTAACTTAGCAGCCCCCGCGCAGATAAAGAGATACCACTCATCAAGCTCTGGCATGTCCCCATCCGCGATAAGCTCTAGGGGCTGTTGCGACGTCTGAAACTCGATCTGGTAGACCTGTAGAGGGCATGGACGCAAGATAATTTGCTGATTATAGAACAGTATCTCGACAGGACGTGAAGCCTGGTAGGGTGTTACAGCAGCATAAATCGTGGCAGTGTCTGGGATAACAGTTGAGTTAGCAGGCGTGAAAGTGTACGCACCTGTGATATAATTGACAGTGCCCACAACATTTCCAAGACTATCCTGAAGATTCCCAACATCGGAGGCCGCCTGTGGTACATCTGTGATCGAATAGGTAAACCCAGAGGTAGCGTCACCTGTGTTGTCGAAGGCTGTTATAATAACCCCAGCCTCAGTGACATTCCCAAAAATATCTAACTGTGCCCTGTAGAATGGTGTGGATGGGATTGTCCCACTATACACAGTAGCTGCAACCCCACTACCAATATCAATCTGCTGGTTAACCGATAGCTGCGGCCAACGATTATAGAAGATGGATTTATCCTCGAAATACCTCAACTGATAACCCTGACAGTATACGGGAGGGGCTATCTGTATGTTTCCTGGTACGGGAATGGGATCGTTAGGAGCCTGCTGAGCTATAGTCACAAGCCCGTTTTGATAGACAAACTGATAGGTATCCACGTTAGGCACTGTCAGGAACACGAAAGGCTTGTTCAGCTTCTCGTTACGAAAGTTTAGCGGCATGTGAATCGTATACGACTTATTGATGTAGTCATCGATCTGCGCATCGGTCATCTGCTCGGGTGTATACCTAGCCGACATTCTCCTAGTCGTCGCTCTCATCTCTGCCAATGTAATAGTCATAGCGCTAAACCTGCGTTATAAATTGTTCCTTCGAAAGAATCCTGATTTCCATAGGGAAGAGGTCTTGGAGGCAAATAGGTACCCGATGAATTAGGAATGACGGTCGGCGGCGTGTAAGCACTGGGAACCGGACTTGGGAAAGCAAAAGGCGTAAATGTACTCGAATCCACATCTACACTCAGCGAATCCCCGCTAGCCACCAACACCTGAGCCGTAACCTCATTCAACTCAACCATCCCAAATTGGGCGGGGATAAGGAATCTAACCATCATCCCCGCCACGTAATCATGATCCTCGTCCGTCGTCACTACCATAGGATATGCCTGCGTAATCGCAGCAATAGTCCTCACAATCAGATTCTCGCGAACCTGCACTTGTGCATACCCAGGGTAGTAAATTACTGACGTCACCATCTAAAATCCTGTCGGAACGAATGCGTATTTCTTGTTACTCTTATCCACTTCCTGAATCACGCTATTGGGCCTACTAGGATCTAACTCTCCATCTTTCTGCATGAAAACAGGGCTGTGGTAATAGTCGTTTAACTGATCTGCAAAACCCCTTGGGATCGTGTACACCTTTCCATCCTCAAAGACATACCATTTTACAGGATCGGTATCATATTTCATATATGTGAGCTTCACAGATTGCCCAGGAGCTCTTCGGTTCATAAATCTCCCAGTAATCGGAGTGTCGTCAATTCTCTTCTGATCTTCGATTTTCCGCTCCAGCGCCTTGTTTTTGGCGACGCGCGCACTTCGATTGTCATCTATCTTCTTCTCATTGGCATCAAGTTGGCGCGGGGCTGATAGCTCCTTTTTCTTCGCTTCAATCTCTGCCTTCGTCTTCTCAAGCTCCTGACGAGCCAAATCCAATTCTGTGCGAGCCGCCTCTACCTCTGATTCTGCTACAGTCATTTCTTGTTCCTTCTTTTGTCTTGCCATCTTACCTCACTTAGATGGGTGGGGAGTACGATCCCCACCCATTTTGTTTAGAAGCTTTGCTCTACCGTTACGCATTCCCAGTACCAAGCGTCAACAGTGTCGCCGATGATACCTCCGGTCGATGCACTGTTCGTTCCGTCTCCAGCGCCGATAAGGACACCGTTCTGACCTTGGTTTTGACGAGCAAAACCTAGGACGTCTTGGTTGCCGTAGGGCAATGGAGAAGGTGTGACACCATTGAGCGAGTTTAGATTGCTCGCACCAAATGGGATCATCACAGGAAGGCCGAAAGGATAGCTTGCCGCTGCTGGCCATGCAAAGGCATCGAAAGCTGTGCTGTCGACGTTTGCGAAGGTTACAGTCTGTACGCCGACCGTATTGTCAACAGCCGAGATGACCGCCACAAAGGGCAAACCAGTCGTCTTGTCAATCAAGTCTTGCATTCCAAATACTGTTGGGATTTGGAAGGTTACAGCATCGCCAGCCTGATAGACTTGGCGAACTAGCAACGTTACTACCATCGGATTAGCTTGAGTGATAGCGGCAATCGCTCTCCACTCTGGGTAGTATAGTGAGGGGGATGGTAGATAAGCATTACCAACCTTAAACACTACACCGACAGAGGTTAGAGAATTAGTAGAATCCAACAGCGTTTCAAACGTTGTTGGGGAACCTACTGCAATAACCGTCATCACAATGCCACCAAGCTCAGGAGCACTTGTCAAACTACCAATCCTGACGTTATCACCGACTTGGAAGCCGTGCGCAGTATTAGTAGTGAAAACAGTTGTTGTGCCTGGTACAAAGCTATTGACTACGATATCTGGACCCTTAGCCTGATGTGCTGCATCAAAGAGAGTAATCCCGTTGATAGCCGCAATACCTGTCTGAAGAGGTGCCAAAATACCAGCTACAGTACCGTTCTGTTTGATTAGAGCTGTACCGCTTGTCATCACGTTAGGAACAAACATAGCCTCGACAATCCTGTCGGATGTCAAAGAGCCCGATACACCTTGCGATGTAACGCCTTGTCTTGTCAAGTTCCAAAGCGAGAATCTGCTCACCTGTTGTACCAATGGTACAAAGAAAGGAGTAGATGCAACGTTTACGAATTTTCCGCTTACTATTTGGGTCGAACCAGCCATATAGAATCCTCCTTATACAGCCACTGCAAGAGTGCAGCGTAGGTTTACGATCCAAGAAGTATTCGTGATGTTGAATACCTGTGCCATCTTCCAACCAGCAGTCTGGTAGAGACGCAGTCTTGGTGACGCAATCTCTGGCGGCGCATAGATAAACTGTGCGCTGTAGCCGTCGAGGTCCACCATATCGTAAGATTCTTGGCCTGGCAAGAAAATATTATATACGTCTTCTAGGTTAGCAGACGCATTTGGAGAGATTGAACCCACCGAGGACAACAAGAAACGGATGTTTCTAATCGATCCCCACTCCGACTGTAGCAGATTGGAGGTGTTCGCGTAGTTAGCGACGTTGATGAAGCCGACCAACTGATCCAGGTCCGCGCTCAAATTGGTATGTCCCATACCAAAGAAAGCTGTACGAACAGGGCTTGTGCCGAACTTCAATTCGCCTTCTACAATATCCATGATGAATTGAGCGTTAGCAGTACGCAAAAGACGTACGGCCTTGCTGCAATCCAGCGCTGAAATATTTGTTGGATTGTCCCCGTTTGTACCGCTTGTGCAGTTAATTGGGGGCGCTCCACCTTCCATCATAGAACGTGCTAGCTGATCTTCTGTTTCACGCAGAGACTGGCCCAAAGTGCTTACAGCACTATTGAGTACAGGGTCTTCGTTGATCAACATAACCTGTTCTTGAAGGATTAGATAAGTACCGTACCAGTCAATCCTAGCATCGATATCAAGTGCCACCAACTGCTGAGCAGCTGGATCCACGATACCATTGCCAAGAGGCACTGGAGCGGTTTGTAGGTTCTGATAGCGTCTGCGTCTCAGAATATCGCCCGCTTGCTGATCCATTGTGATAGGATATCCCATCGTGGTATGGATCAAATCGGGCATTGGACGTGCCAGCAGTTTCATGCTCAGCTGTTGTTGAACAGCTGGTGGCAGAATGCTGGTCGTTGTTGGGCCTGCGACCATTGTTTTTCCCTCATGTTAGGGACGAAAATCAACGGCGAGATGCTGCTAAAGTATCCTTCCAAAGAGCCATCTTCTGATCTTTGGTCATAGTCGAGTTGGTCATCTTTGCCGCTGCCGTGACAGCCTCGGATCTTACACCCATGCTTCCCGTCTTCGGCAAAGCTTCCTTCTCTTCTACCTTCTTTTGCTCCTGTGAAGCAGCTTTTGGCTGCTTCGTCGCAATATCGGTCTGATATGCGGCGCTCTTCTTGATTAGGTTATACACCTTTCTCAAAGGATTAGAAGCTTTTTCAACAGCCTCGCGGTTGTCTTCGTCGCTTTTAATGTATTTTTCAATGTTTTCAGCCGTAACGACGTCCTTAAAGTCAGGGTGCTCGACAGCAAATTCAAGAGCCTGAAGTTTGACCTCTTTCTCCTGCAACTTTTTCTCATAGGCAGACATTTTTCTGTCTATCGTACTGAGAGCTTTAGCAACCTTTTTTCCCTCTGGGAACTCTTCTTGCTCAAGTTGTCGGTAATCAAAATCATCTTCTACAGGGGCTTGCGCCTTCTGCTGCTGCTGAAGCTGCATTTCATGCTGCTTCTGTAGCATTTCTAGCTCTTTCCTTGCTTGCCAAGCCTGACGCTCGGCGTCGTCTTTGGCCTTACGAAGCTCCGCAAAGCTCTCTTTGGGAGTCTTCTCATGGGGTTGCACATCCTGGGCAGCCACTTCAGGTTTTTGGCTTGACTCTGTGTTCTCCATGCATTCCTTTGAGACTGGCGAGGTCTCCTATTGCGCCGATAAATGTAGTAGGCAAAACGTCTCTTGCTCTAAACTGGGTATACTCTAAGTTTTAATTAGCAACAATAACAAAATTTAGGTGACAATGTCCACAAGACCCGACGAATTCGCCTATATGATGGCGGCCGAGAAGGTTGTCAATCTTGCTTTCAATATTGAACAGGCGCTGAACTTCTTCGAGGAATATGGGATAACCCCAGATAATGAGGTAAAAAAGGCACTAAATCCCCTCATTTTGAATCTTACGAAATGGCTTCAATTAGGCAATCTTCCCGTCAACGACGTAATCAGATAGCTTCTCTATCTTGTCGTCGCAATAGCCGCGAAGCATCCGCACGTAATCCACATCAAATTCTAGTGGATTGCTCAAGATATACTGTAGAGTCTCTTTTTTAGGGATACACCATTGAAATGTAACCTTCCCACCATCCTCTACCAACCACAAGAAATGGTCATGACCTTGATACGGGCTCGGCCTTGTCCTTCGGCACTGGGGATAGATATGCAAAGTATTGTTCGCATAGGGCTCTTTGTTGACCCAAATATGAATGTAATATCGACCACGGGTGCCCTTCTCATGATTCTTTTGAACGGCGTCTTCAATGATAGACTGGAACCTGTCCATAACCGACTCAACCGTCTCCCCAACCTCTTGCGAGGTGGTTTTGAGAGCAGCCTCGAGCATTAGCTCGCCGTAAGTCTTGTCAGATCCCCTTACCATTACTTAACCATTTTAGCGCCGCCCATATATAGGTCGCGGTTGCTATGTTTAGAGCTCGCCTGCGGCTTAGAAATATAGCCAACCACCTTCTTTCGAAGCTTCGGCAATTGCTTGATCTTTGGGGGTATCATGGTCATTTGCCACCCTGTCTATTATAGCTCTTTTCCATTGGCAATGGAGGCTTCCCACCAGGTGGACGGAAACGCGGTACTGTCAAACTAAGATCCTTAGATTTAGGAATGTGCTTGGGCTTTGCCGCATCTCTACCTTCCGGCATAATCTTGATACGTGACATATTTACCTCTCAAAATGATGGGCAACTGAGTGCCCACCATATTTATTTGTTCATCATCTTTTCGCGTGTATAATGTTTTTTAGCTAGTGCTGAATCATCATGACGGTCAATCTTTTTACGGACCTGCTCGTATGAATTCGACGCACCTGCTGGCGGTTTGGGATCTACATTCTCTTTGATAGGAATATAGTGCGAACCTGAATCACCAGTTGATGATCCGCCCATTGATGTATTCTTATGACTGTGTGCCATTTTTCCCTCCTTTGGGATTTGATTTTTCAACAGCGGTAGACATT